CTGAGATTCTAAGTCACACGGTCATGGCTGGCCGTTTGCGTACCTCTCGGCGCGCCGGCATGGACCTCTACCTGGGGGGCTTTGGCAGCATCGCTCATGATGACCATTCGCCGGTGATCCCGGCCTTCCAGGCCACCCTGGACGTGCGCTGGGCCGACTACCGGCGGCAGAAAGCGGCTGGGGCATCCCTGGAGGTGTTGCAGCGTTGGACCGGCTACGACTCCCTGAAGCTGTTCGGTCGGCTGCCCACGGCTGCTGACCTGGATAAGCTGGTCCCAACGGAGCACCGGCAGGACGGGGCGCGGCCCCCCAGCACTACCCTCACCGACAACTTCAACCGGGCCGACGGCGAGCTGGGGGCCAACTGGACCGACGATAACGGCGACGCCGACATCCTCACGAATATGTGGGATGTGACCACTAGCGAGGCAGTCAGTCGCTACTCCGGGACCAGCCTGTCCGGCGATGACCACTATTCCAAGGCGGCAATTATCAACACTCCCGGCAACTGGACCGGGCCGATGGCCAGGAAGGTGGCTAGCGGCACGCTGACTTACTACGCCGCTCTTAAACAAACCGGGGCCGGCGGGCCGGTGCAGCTTTTCAAGCGGGTCGCCGGTTCCTACACCCAGTTGGGGGCCAACATCACCGACTCCTTCGTCTCCGGCGAGGTCTACGAGGTCCGCTGCGACGGCTCCAGTATTGAGTTCTGGAAAAACGGCTCCCAGGTGGCGGTCCGCACGGACACCGCTATAACCGGCAATCTGCAAGCCGGTCTGGTGTCCAACGACACCGGCATGGCGATCGACGACTTTGAGGCGGCGGACCTGGGCGCTCCTCCGGCGGGCTTCGTTCACTCCCAGGGGGTAATCATCTCATGAGGATACGCATCCGGCAGGCCCCCAGCATCAAGCCCAGGAAAAGCTGGCTGGCCGTCGCCGCGGCCTTCCTGATAGTCGCGCTCCAGACCCTCTTTTATTTCTTTCCCACCTTCCGGGTAGTGGTGGACACCTGCAAGGGAGGCTGGTAATGCCCCGACGTCCCGAACGCCGCATCCGCATCGACTACGTCCCCGGCGTGCGCCCCCGCGCCGTTCCGCCGGACGAGGCCACCACGCCAGTGTCACCCAACAGCCCGGCGCCCTCCGAGACGTTCATCGTCTTCTCCACTGACCCCGGCGCCAACGCCAACCCTTTCGCCATTCTGGAGCCCAGCACCCGGCGCCGCCTGCGCCTGATCCGGCTCAAAGCCCTGGACGAAGACGGGGCCGCCGCCGCGGCCTTCCTGGAGGTGTTTTACGGGCAGACCCCGCCCAATCCCGGGGTGACCACCAGCGTTCAGTATTCCCTGCCCAACTCCACCGTCGCCAAGGGGACCTGGACCGAGGGCGCGGGAGACGCCGACGCCGACGCCCACGACGAGCTGGACGAGGGCTTCGGCGCCAACCGGGGCGATGGCGACGGACCCGACGACGCCGCTACTTACTGGAGCGCCGCTAGCAGCGCCTCCGGCGACCTGGAGCTGGGAATAGAGAACATCACCGACCCGGGCCACGACACCGGGCACACTATCCGAGTCCGAGCCCAGATCACCGACAGCTTCTCGGCGCCGGAGTTCACCATAGTCCTGAAGAAGGATTCCACCGGGGCCACCATCGCCTCAAAACAGATCACCATGTCCGACCTGGACGAGTGGGCCACCATTACCTGGGACCTTACCTCTGCTGAAGCCGCCGGCATCGACGACTACGCCGACCTGCGCATCACCATCGACCCACACCTGGGAGCCTCATCCGGCCGCAGCCTGGACATCAGCGCCATCGAGATGCAGATCCTGAACCCCGCTCAGCACACCGAGCGGGCCGACGCCACCAAGCTGATTGACATCCTGCACATCCCCATCAGCGGCGAGGACGCCACTAGGACCTGGGCCAAAAGCGCCGGCCCCCGCGGTCGCCTGGACGAAGCACTCTACGGTCGCTGGCGCGCCGCCCCCAGCGCCAGCTACATCTTCATCATCGAGTTCACCGAGGAGAATTGATGACCCGCGAAGCATATAGAACCCTCTACGGAGACCTGACCAAGCTGAAAGACCGCGCCAGCCTCAACGACCCGGCCGGCGACGACAGCCTGGACGACGAGCTGTGGGAGCTGCTGGCCAGCGTCTCCGACTGGATCGACGGCTACTGCGACCGGCATTTCTACCCCCGGACGGCCACCCTCTATTTCGACCTGGCCCAGGGCGAGCAGCAAATCCTCGTGCCCGACCTGGTCAGCGTCACTACCCTGAAGGACGATGAGAACCAGGACGCTGCGTTCGAAAACACCTGGGCCAGCGCCGACTACCAGCTGCTGCCCCACAACGCCGCGCCCACCCAGCATTGGGGCCAGCCCTACACCAGCGTCCGCGCCAGCCAGCTGAGCGACGGCGACAAGCAGAAAGGGTTTCCGCCCGGCCAGCGCGTCCTGGAGATCGCCGGGGTCTGGGGCTACCGGGAATTCAAGGAGCTCAGCGGCTCACTGGCCGCCGAAGCCATGGACGCCACCGAGACCGGCCTGGACGTTGATGACGGCACCGACTTCGCCATCGGCCAAACCATCATGCAAGAAGACGAGCAAATGCTGATCACCGACATCAGCAGCAACACCTTGACCGTAGTCCGGGGGCTGAACGGCACCACCGCCGCCACCCACGCCGACGACACCCAGGTCTACATCCTCAGAATACCCGCAGCCGTGGAGCGCGCCGCCCTGATCACCGCCGCCCGCGTCTGGTCCCGCGCCCCAGCCTATGAGCCCTTCTATGTGGACGCCGACGTGGACACCGACGTCCGCCTGCTGCTGGAACCCTTCCGGAAGGTGTAAACCATGAAACTGACCGTCATTCCGGCGCAAGCCGGAATCCATCTTCTCGGCAAATTCCTGGCCCGTGGCTGGCGCTGGCTCACCGCCAGCTCCCGCGCCGCCCAGACTCATGTCTACCCCCATCACGAGACCCAGGGCATCGGCCAGGAGTGGACCCCTGCCAACTACGGCGACTACCTGGCCAAGTCGGTCCCGGCCTACACGGCCATCAATATCCGGGCCACCTCCATGTCCCAGGTCCCCTGGCGCGCCTACCGCACTCAGCGCTCCGGCGACCGCCAGGAGCTGGAGCCCACCCATCCGCTGCGCCTGATGCTGGAGCAGCCCAACCCCTGGTTTACCGCCTCGGAGCTCCGCTACGCCACCGAAACATCGCTGCTGCTCTGGGGCAAGGCGTTCTGGACCCTTGAGACGTCCGAGGACGGCCAGCGCCGGGAATTGTGGTGGGCCAGGCCCGACCGGATGTGGGTTATCCCAGGCCAGGGACGCAACGGTCCCTACATCCGCGGGTACGTCTACGACGGCCCCCAAGGGCGCGTCGCCTACCTACCCCAGGAGGTGGAGTATTTCCGGATGTTCAACCCCCTGGAGGAGCGCTCCGGCCTGGCGCCCATCGCCCCGCTGCGCCTGTCCCTCGACCTGTCCCTCGACGCCACCCGGTACAACCGCAACACCTTCCGCAACGGCGCCATCCCGGACTATTTGATGATCGGCGAGCAGGACCTGACCCAGCAGCAGGTGGAGGAGTTCTACCAGAGGTGGGAGAAGCGTTTCTCCGGCCCCGACAACGCCCACCGCCCGGCCATCGCCACCGCCATCAAAGACGTCAAAAGCCTGGCCTTCTCCAACCGGGACCTGGAGTACCTGGACTCCCTCAAGTGGACCCTGGCCGACGCCAGCCGGGTCACCGGCGTCCCATTAACCATGATGGCGGATCTCCAGTTCGCCACCCTGGCCAACATGGAGGCCCTGGAGCGCCAGTACTGGCGCAACACCATCATGCCCCAGACCCGGCGGGTGTCGGACCGAATGAACCGCAGCCTGCTGCCCAAGCTGGGTTACCCCGGCCTGGAGGTAGCCTTCGACTTCAGCGACATTCAAGCCCTGGGGGAGGATGAGTCGGTCCGCATCAGACGTGAGGATGACTACCTGGACCGGGGTGTGCTCACCATCAATGAGGTGCGCCGGGACCGGGGCTTGCCCGACGTGGCCTGGGGCAACGAGCCGCATTTCCGCCAGTCAGGTGGATTTCCCCCCGACCCTGCAGCCCAACCCGCCCAGAGAAGCGCTACAGCAGCCCTGAACGGGCATTCTGACCAGGACGACCTGGAGCTGATCGCCCACCTGCTGAAATGATCGATGCCCAAACGCCAGACACCCACCAAGAAGCAGCTCTTCCTGGAGGCCATCGAGCGGGGACTGACCGTCACCACCGCCGCCGAACATGCCGGCGTGGACCGCACCACACCCTATGTGTGGGAGCAGGAAGATGAGAAGTTCCAGGAGCGCTGGCAGAAGGCCCGGGACCGGCGCCTACCCCAGCTCAAAGACACCGCCTTTGACATCGCTCTGGAAGGAGACAAGGGGATGCTGAAGTTCCTCATCGACCGCTACGAACCGGACGCCCACCACGAACAGCAGCCCATCCGAGAAATCGAGATCTTGTTCCCAGGAGAGGGAGAATCTGATGACAACCACGACTTCATTACCTTCGGATAAGCTAACCCTGCCCCCTCACCAGGGCCAGCACGTCCTGCACCAGGCCAGGGCTCCCTACCCCGCCCCCCCGCGCCGCAAGCGGCGCTGAACCCGCCGCCACCCCCACCCGATGTGCCACACAGTGCGACCCCCTCCCCTCTTTTTTAACCCCCCTCCCCGCACTGAGCACACGGGGGGGTTGGGCTGGGGCGCCGGGGTTAGGCAGGGGAACCTCGGTTTATCATGGAAGTACAGAAATATCAAAGTATGGAGCTTCCGATGACAACCACGACTTCATCACGCTCGGGTAGGCTGACCCTGCGCCCTCACCAGTTTCAGTACGAAATGATTCAGGCCCAGGCCCCGTTCTGCTTCGCCATCTGGGGCACCGGCGCCGGTAAGACGGTCCTGGGCATGGTCAGGACCGCCCTTCAGATGGCGGCCAGGCCCGGCGAACTCTGGCTGGTCACCGAACCCACCTGGCAGATGGTCGACCGCATCTTGATGCGGCCCAGCGAAGGCCGCCCTTCCTTGCTCCAGATCCTCCGGGCCTTCGATCCCGGAGCAATCTACGTCAAGTCCGACTCCGCTATCTACACCGACCTGGGCACAATACTCCTGGGCAGCGCCAGCCACCCGGAGAGCATGGAAGGCGCGCACGTCGCCGGAGCGTGGCCCGACGAGATCGGCCTGTATAGCCGCCTCGCCTTCGAGACCATCTGCCGACGGGTGTCCTACAAGGGCGGCCAGGTGTTCGGCACCACCACCCCTTACAACCGGGGCTGGCTCTACCAGGACGTTTATAAACGGGCCATGAACGGCGACCCCGACTACTTCGTCTCCCGGTGCAGCTCCCTGGCCAACCCCAAGTACCCTCGTGAGGTCTACGAGCGCAACCGGCGCAACATGACGCCGGAGCGCTTCCGCATGATGCACGAAGGCGGCTTTGAGCGGCCCGAGGGTATGATCTTCGAGAGGTGGGACGACGCCGACCTGGTCGAACCTTTCGACATCCCAGAGTCCTGGACTAAATATATGGGCCTGGACTTCGGCTGGAACCACCCCTTCGCCGCCGTTGGCGTCGCCAAAGACGACGACGGGACCTACTATCTGTACGACGAGTACCGGCGCAGCAAGACGGAGGTTCCCCGCCACTACCAGGAGCTGACCAAACGCTTCACCGGCAGCCGGAAGCCCGACATTATCTACCGCGACCCGGCCGGCAAGGATGAGGCCGCCACCCTGGCCAGGCTGGGCCTGACCACCGCCCTGGCCAACAACGATGTCCTCAACGGCATCAGCACGGTGAACAGCCTGATGGCCCAGCATCGCCTGAAGGTGTTCAAGGACTGCGTATTCTGGCAGGAGGAGGTCGAGGGCTATGTGTGGGACGACCAGGCCGGGGTGTTCATCGACAAGCCCAAGAAGATCGATGACGATTTGATGGACGCCACCCGCTACGTGCTACACTCGGTAGAAAGCAAGACTGAGTTCAAGCTATGGACCTGAAATGCACCCTTTGCGGCCAGACCCACCAGCTCTTCCCCAGGAGCCTCGCCGTCCTGGACCTGATGGCCCAGGGCCGGAGCAACCCGGCCATCGCTGACCGGCTCAACATCAGCGTCAAGACGGTCGAGAATTACCTCAACTACCTGACCCAGGAACTCGCGTGCGTCCGCCAACTCGTCGACCAGGGCGCCCAGCTCCGCGTCGCCCTGGTCCTCTGGCGCCAGCAACACCCCCAGCCCCACTCCCCCCGGCTGCCGCATCTGTCGAATTTGTCGAATTTCTAACCCAACCAGCCCCCCAACCCACGATGGAACCCCATTTAAGCCCCCACCTCACCCCCCGCGCGGGGGGGCCATGCGTCAACGTCGCACGCCGTCCCGCACGGCGCCAGGGTAAAGGCTAAAGCCCGCTGCCCGTGGTGCGCCACGAGCGGCAGCGCCCTGGCCCCGCACGCGCCGTCGCGCGGGGGGGAAGCTGGCCCCCCCGCGCGGCGGGGGGTTTGGTTCCCCCCAGGGGGACGGGAAGGACGAGAAGGAGGTAGGTCATGCAAAAAGTGAGATGTTCAAAATGCGGGGGGGCCGGGGAGGTGGTGTCACAGGCCCAAAACCAGTACGGCAGATTGCTGGAGGTAATCTGCCAACGGTGTCAGAGGTGGGTGACCATCTTACGCCCGGCCAAGGCGGCCTAGCAATGTGTCCCTGCGGTCAGTGCCGGTGGGCGCCGCGTCAGCAGCACCTGCCGGCCTGCCTGGTCAAAAAGCTTCAGGCACAGGGGGCCTGGCGGCTAGCCCGCCAGGCTACCCAGGAAAAGGAGGAGGTACAGAAATGGGCAACATCGAAGAAGAATTAACCGGGCAAATCAGTCAGATGAGGAGGAACCACACCATGGAAGCCTACGACAACACCAGCTGGGCCAACGGCCACCTCAGCCTGCAGCATTTCGCCAACGAGAATCGGTGGGTCTCGATACTCGACGCCGAGACCACCGCGGCCTTGATGCGGCGCTGGGACCGGGCCTGTCAGCTCTCGGAGTGCCACGTAGTGAGCCGGGGGCACGACTACCAGGTGACCAGCCAGTCGGACCCCAGCATCCGCTACATCGTGGACTTGCAAAAGGGCTGCACCTGTCCGGACGCGCAAGCGGCGCCCTTCGGCTGGTGCAAACACAGGTTAGCCGCCTGGCAGTACCAGCAGTACCTGGACCAGGAGCAAGAGCGGTACCGGGCCAGCATGGCGACCTACGCTACGCTGCCCGGCCTGGAGGCGTCGATCGACCGGATCATGCGGCTGGCGGGCCAGCTCTCGACCCAAAAGGATGGGCCGAGCAACCCTCTCCAGAGTTAAGCGGCCCAAGAGACCAGGGAGCGCTGGCATCATTCAGCGCTCCCACCGATTATAACAAAATTGCGGTAAAGGAGTAGAGCATCATGGCAGTTAACGACCGGACCAAGTACACCATCGTAATCCTCCTGGACGACCAGGAACACGTCTACCAGGCCACCGCCAGCCACCTCCAGCCCTGGGAGGCGCTCCGCATCGCCTGGGAACGGGTCGCCAGGCAGATGGGCATCCCCTACAAGCCCAACGGCAACGGCCAGGCCCAGGCCCCCACCACACCCCCACCCCCCAGCCCGGTCCCTTCGGCAAGCTCAGGGCAGGCTCTGGGGGAGGCCGACGAGCCACGCTGCCCGGTCCACCACGACGCCCAACCTTCCAGGTACGGCGGTCTCTTCTGCCCCACCTACGATGAGGCAGCGGAGGTGTTCTGCAATTGGACTTACGGGAGGCCCAAAGCTAAGAAGGGAGGCAAGTAACCATGAAGTACATCACAGAGATACTAGAAGCCCTTCAAGAGATGGGACTAACCAACCTCGTCTTCAACCACAGGGACCAGGTGATTGTCGCCGCCTTCCTCCGGGAGGAGGACAGCTACCTATTCATCTGCCAGCAGAGAGACCTACTACCCGACAGAGCGCAGAACCTGGTGGAAGCATTCGTATGGGTCAGAGAGGGAACGGACACCCCAGCAATAGGCTTCGTCAGCCAAGAAAGGAGGCAAGTAACCTGAACAGCTAAACTAACCAGGGCCAGGGCTTCACCTGATCTTCGCCAGAGGCTCAGGAGGAGGCCCTGGCCCTTTTTTTGCTCCACGCACCAGGTCAAGCCGACAGAAAGAAATCCCACGACCACGCATAACCCGCATACACCGAGCACACACGTACCTGACGACAAAGGCGCCCACACCCCCGCCCACAAACGCCACGCCCTGATGACTCGCCCTCTCCGTGCATCGATAACCCTCACACCACTGCATCCCCTACAACCTCACTCAGCTCACGGTCCGCCCACAGCACCAGGGCCACCGTGCATTCCATCTTAAAGCCACGGCCCAACACCACCCCCGCACACGCCAGGCACAACCGCGACCCCACGAAACCCCCGGAAGCCAGCTTCCAACGCCGGCCGCAAAGCGTCATACCCCGGTCCCCCCACAGGTCAACCAGATGGACCACCTTCCCCCGCGGGGACACTATCACCAGGTGTCGCCAGTCCTCACCCAGCATTACATCAACCTCAACTGTCCTTCCCAGCCCAGCAACTCCCAGATCTCCGGGTCCCGCTCCATATCCGACCCTTCCCGGAGACACCGCTGGAACGCCGCCGCCAGACGCCGCTCCTTCTCCCGGTCCAGCAACGGGATCTGGACTAACTCGCAACCCCCGGAGCCGCACAGAAAACCTACTCCCGTTTCCACCACATCACCTCAACTCCCTCTGTTCCACCGGGCCACCTGCCGTAAAGCCAACCCAGCACGCTTCGCACACCTCCGCCGGACCGTCCTCGCCACGGATGTACCGGTGGGGAATCCGCCCAGGCTTGACGCCACAAATCGCATCCGGCGCCAGCCTAACCCGGACCAGGTGAAACTCCCCCAGCACGGACCACCGGACCAGCCTCAGGTCCTTATGCCGGTTGATCCGGTCGTACACCTTCAACACCAGCTTCACCACCGACCCTCCTCAAAATCTCTCGCACGGCGCCAACCACCCGGCGGAGGCTCCAGGCCCATCGCCTCGAATTTCGCCTCCATAGCTCCCATAAACCCATGCAATATCCCCGCCATCTGGCCCGTCAGACCAGGATCCTTGGCCACCAGATCCAAACACGCGTGCAGCGTCAGCGCGCCAATCACCGACGTAGCCAAAAACAACGGACGGTCCAGCAACCCATCAACAAACCAGCTCTGTGGCGCTTCACCCGGATCAAACATACCAACCTCCTCAACCTGAACTAATCAGGCCCAACGTACGCACCGGGGAATACCGGGCGTGGTCCGCCGCCAGGTCCCGGCCGGCCAGCGTCACGTAGATCATGGTGGTGGCCACCGAGGCGTGCCCCAGTATCCCCTGCAGCTGCGCCAGGCCCCCGCCACCCCGAATGTACCAGGTCGCGAAGGTGTGCCGCAGCAGGTGCGGCCCCAGCTTGGTCCCGCTCAGCCCGGCCCGCGCAAACAGCCGCCGGTAGGCCAGCATCACCCCGCTCCGGGTCAGCGGTCCCCGCCTCCCGGTCCACACGTGCGCCCCCTCCCCCAGGCCCAGGATCTCCCGCTTTACCTCGGCGCTCAACGGCACCCGCCGGTCCCCAGTCTTTCCCCTCACTACCAGGTAGTCGGGCCCCACGTCCCCCCACCGAAGACCAGCCAACTCCCCGACCCGGATCCCGGTGTCCAGCACCAGTAAAACCAGCGCGCGGTCCCGCCGGTTCAGGGCAGCCCCCAGCACCTGGTCCACCTCCAGCTCCGTCAACACCCGGGGCAGCCGCTTCCGCTTCGGCAGCGGGTCCAGCTCCCCCACCGGGTCCGGCCACCGGTACCGCCGACCGCACCACCCGAAGAACGCCCGCAGGCATTTCAGCAGGTCCCTCCGGCTCTCCAGGCTCAGCGCCAGGTCCGCCATCACCGGCAGCAGATCGCGCCCCCGCTTCGGCAGCCGGGCGCACTGGGCGTTCAAACGGCGCAGCGCCCAGGAGTACTGGGCCACCGTGCTACGGGCCAGCCCCCGGGCCGCACACTCCCCCAGGTACCGGTTTACTGCTTCGGAAGTTCGCATAGCCACCGTCCATCACCACCCTACTCCCCCAACCTCTCAATCACCTCTCCAGGAACGGACAAAACTCTCACATCTGCCGGCTTTCATGCAGGGCCGCCAGCCGCTCCTTCTTGGCCTGCCGGTACTCCCGGCTCCGGGCTAACCGCCACACCCGCTTGCCCCGGTTTTCCTCCAGGTCAACCTGAGCGTCGTAGCACGTCACGCACAACCCGTCATCCGACAAATCACGCCCACAGAACATTTCCCAGCAGATGCCGCACCTGACCATCTGACTCACCTCATCCGGCTTTCATCCAGGGCCCTCAGCGACCACACCAGCAGGCCAGCCGGGTTCCGGATCACCTGGCCGTCGGACTTCAGGCCCTCGTCGATCTCCAACACCAGGGCCGCCACATCCTCCACCCCATAGCGAGCGATCAGACGCCGCGCGCCCACCAGACCCCAGGACCGCAGCAAATAGTCGGCCAGTCCGGCGATATGCTCGGGCGTCAGCAGGTGATCGGTGTCGCTCAGGCAGCAGAGCAGCGGCCCGTTGACCGTGAACCGCTCCATGCCTCGAAAATCGCATGGGGAGTCCGTTGTGGTTGTGGCTGTGTTGATGGTTGAGTGTGTGTGGTTTAAATCACACACATCACCACCACAACCAACACCACCAAGGGGGAGGGGGGGCGTCGGGGGGGAGGGGGTAAAAGGCTCTAGCGCAGGCAAACGTCGCCTGCGACGGGGAATTCGGGCTTTTCCCGCCATTTCGGTTTTCCTCCACGTGGACTTAGACGACACGAGTCTAAACCACGAGAAAAACCTCTGTCAAGCGGCTCTACCCCCAATTCGGCAAATCAGCGGGAAATTGCCCCCAAAATGAGTTCTTGACTAATGGTTAAGGGGTCAAAAAGGAGCGGGAGGCGGAAAAAGGAGAGGCCCGGCGGGGGTCAGAGGCACATGGAGGTGTCTAAGTCCCCGTGGCAACCGACGGCGAACCGCCGGGCCCACCCTTGCATTATACCAGCCAGCAGCTACGGCCGCATAGCTGACAAACGCCCTAACCGGAGCGGGCGATGGGATTCGAACCCACGACTTTTTGCTTGGGAAGCAAACACTCTAAGGCGCCAGCACCCTAACCGGAACCGGGGACAGCGCCCTATCATTAACCCCATGGGCGACCTCACCAGAATGGTGTTCCGATCCGGGCCAGGACCCGACCGCAACGGCTTCACCACCGACATGGACGGCTGGGACCTGACCAACTTCCGCGCCAACCCGGTCATCCTCTTCGCCCACCAGGACCGCCAGCTCCCCGTCGGCAGGGCCCACACCATCGGCATCGTCAATGACCAGATGCTGGGCGACGTCGAGTTCGCCAGCCACGAGCGCGCCCGCGACATCGACCGCCTGGTCCAGGACGGCTTTTTGATCGCCACCAGCGTCGGCTTCCTCACCCTGGACTTCGACTTTCTCTTCGAGGAAGGACATTTCTTCCCCACCGGCATCCACTCCCGGAAACAGGAGCTGGTGGAGGTCTCGATAGTCCCGATCCCCGCCGACCCCGGCGCCCTGAAGCCCACGTCGGCTCTACCCGGCTACGCCATGACCCAGCAGCTTTCCCACCTGGTCGCCGCCACCGGCTACCAGGCCCACCCTTCGGCAAGCCATGCCCTGAGCAACGCCGAAGGGTCAGGGCAGGCTCTGTCCCACTCCCCCCTGAGCTTGCCGAAGGGGCAGCTTATCCGCCAACTCACCAACATCCATCAGCTTCTGAGGAGCACTTAGCCATGCCAGCAGGCGCCATCGAGACCCAGCAAGACATCAACCAGGTCGTCGCCCAGATCCAGGAGACCATCCAGGCCAAGGTCCAGGCCGGCATCCAGCCACTGCAGGAGGAGTACACCCGCATGGCCCAGGACGTCCGCGAGGTGCTGGCCGCTTCCCGGGACCTGCGCCGCGCCAGTCTATACCACCCCAGCAACGACCGGCTCCGGGTTATCTCCGGACCCTACCAGGGGATGGACGCCCTGGACCTGGCCATGGTCAGGAGCCTGGTCAACGCCCAGATGCGCACGCCCCAGGGCCTCAATTACCAGAACCTGGAGCGGTGGCAGGAACGCCTCACCGCCGCCCTCGACTCCACCACCGCGGGCGCTGGCGACGAGCTGGTCCCCACCGAAGAGGCCCGCCAGCTCTGGATGGACGTTAACCTCGAGACCGTGGTCGCCAGCCTCTTCCCCATGATCAACATGCCCTCCAACCCCTTCGACATCCCCCTCCAGCTCGGCGATGTGAACTGGTATCCAGGCACGGAGAATGTGGCGACCAAGTCCACCTCCCTGGCCACCGCCAAGCAGACCCTCACCGCCTACGAGCTCGTCGCCGAGGTCCCCTGGAGCCTGACCCTGGAGGAGGACGCCGTCATCGCCATGATGGAAGAGGTCCGGCGGTCCCTGACCCGCAACGGCCGGGAGGTCATGGACGACGTGGTCCTCAACGCCGACACCACCCTGACCAACAACATCAACGCCGACGGCGCCACCATCGCCGCCACCGACGTTGGCAAGGCCCAGTGGCTCCTGGGCTTCGACGGGCTCCGCCACCTGCCCCTGGTGGACAACACCGGCCAGGGCAACGACCACAACGGCGCGGTCTCCGACGACATGTTCAACGAGGTTCGGGGCCTGCTGGGCAAGTACGGCGTCCGGCCCTCGGAACTGGCCTTCATCACCGACATCAACACCTTCCTGAAATCCCAGACCATCACCGAGCTCCGGACCCTGGACAAGTACGGCCCCCAGGCCACCATCCGCACCGGCGAGCTGGCCAGCGTCGAGGGCATCCCCCTGCTGGTCTCGGAAAAGATGCTGCTGACCGCCAGCGACGGGAAGGTCACCGACGGGACGGCCGGCACCGTGGGCGGCCTCCTGCTGGTCAACCATACCCAGTGGCGCAAGGCGTTCCGGCGCGAGATGACCATCGAGACCGTCCGGGACGTCCAGAAGCGCCAGAACATCATGGTCATCAGCTTCCGCATGGCCTTCGACGAGCGCACCGGCAGCCGATCCACCGCGACTCACACCGCCCTGCAGTACAACATCACCGGCGTCTAGGCCATCGTCTAGTCCAGCCGAAGGAGTACCCCAATGCCCGACCTGTTTTTCGAGATCAAGGCTGGCGAGTCCGTCGCCGAAAACGTCCAGCGCATGTCCAGCCCGGCCCCCACCGACGCCAAGCAGGTGCCCGATTTCTGGTTCCGCATCGAGGGAGAGGGCGGCGCCCAGAACGCCTTCGCCTTCGCCGTCGAGAACCCCACCGGCAAGGACCTGGCCATCGTCGAGGCGGTGCACTACCTGAAGACCAAGGGCGCCACCGCCAGCGCGGTCCTGGACATCGACGTCGGCAGCTCCGCCACCGCCACCGGCGACACCATTTTCGACGGGATCGCCATCGGCTCCGGCGCCACCGAAGGGGCCATTGTCAGCTCCCAGATCCTCGCCGACAGCGGAACCAACGGCGACGAGAAGCCCAAGGTCTGGAACAAGGCCGGCGGGACCAACGACTTCCTCACCGGCAAGATTCTGGCCGCCGCCGCCGCCGCTTACGTCGGCGTGGTCCTGGTGCACTGCGTGCCCCTGGAGGACGCCTAAGTTTCTCCTCCCCCCTTGCCAAGGGGGGAGCTAGATAAGCTACCTCCTCCCCCCTTGCCAAGGGGGGAGCTAGAGGGGGGTCAATTTGGCCAACTCCAACAGCCCAGTCCTGCTCTCCGGAGAGAAGACGGTCACCACGGCCGGAACCGCCGAGGCCCTGGCCGCCAGCCAGAGGGTCTACTCCGTGCTGATCATCGCCAAGCAGGCCAACACCGGCCAGGTCTACGTCGGCGGCTCCGACGTGGACAGCGACACCAACGACGGCCTGGACGCCGGGGAGTCGATAACCATCCAGGCCCGCAACGCCCTGGACCTGGCCGATGTCTACCTAGATGTGGACACCGACGCCGAGGGCGTGGACTTCTACGCGGTGAAGGCATGAGCCTTAAACACGAGCACCCAGCCGACGAGACCCGCGTCGCCCTCAAGGCTGCCGACCAGACGGTCAACAACAGCGACGTCCTGGAGGACTGCGACGACCTGAAGCTGGAGGTGGGGGCCAATGAGGTCTGGGGATTCTTCCTCTTCATCCTCCAGATCAGCGGAGCCACCCCCGACATCAAGTTCGGCTGGACCGTGCCCGACAGCTGCACCATGAAGTGGACCGACTTGAACCACGCCAGCCCCGGCACCCTGCTAAGCGAACTTCTAACCTACACCCATCCAGGGGCCGGCGTGAACCAGCACCTCGCGATAGACGGCCTCATCGTCGCCAGCTCTACCCCCGGCACGGTGCAGCTGCAGTTCGCCCAGAACACCGCCGAGGTGAGCGACACCAAGGTCCTGGCCAACAGCTACCTGGTGGCCTGGAAGCTCAAGTGATGATCTACGCCGAATGCCCCCACTGTGGAACCAGATACCCCACTCCCAACCTGTTCACCGACCCCCGGGACCGGCCCGCCCCCGGCAAGGTGTTCACCATCAAGTGCGCCAGCTGCGGGGCCGACTTCGACGTGAAATTCTCCCAACGGAAACGCCGCCTGTTCGGCCTGATCCACGGCGCGTTAATGGCTGCCTCCAAGCGGAGGTAGCTTGACCATCCACCACCACACCCCGGCCCACGTGCCGCCCGAGGAACACCATTACTACCGCCAGGCCACGGCCCCGGACAACGCCGACAGCCGCCTCCAGGTCGGAGATCTCTGGTCCGACACCACCGCCAGCCTGCTGAAGCGCTGCACCTCCATTTCCCCCATTACCTTCACGACCACCGAAGGCGGGCACGACGAGGACCACGCCGCCCGTCACGCCGACGGCGGCGCCGACGAGCTGGCCGTCCAGGACCTGGCCAGCGATGCCGCTACCGACGGCCAGGTAGCCAAGGCCGACGGCGCCGGCGGGGTGGCCTTCGAAGATGACTCGGTGGTTATCAACTTCATCATCGACGGCGGCGGGTCCGCCATCACCACCGGCGAGAAGGGCCACCTGGAAATCCCCTTCGCCATGACCATCACTGGCTGGACCATCCTGGCCGACCAGAGCGGCAGCATCGTGGTCGATGTTTGGAAGGACACCTACGCCAATTTCCCGCCCACCGTCGCCGACACCATCGCCGGAACGGAGTTGCCCACCCTGGCGAGCGTGCAGAAGAACCAGGACTTGACGCTCACTACCTGGACCACGGCGGTGGCCGCCGGTGACATCCTGGCCTTTAACGTGGACTCAATCACCACGGTCCAGAGAGTGACAATTTCCTTGCGGGGGAGGAAGACCTAATGCCTCACGTCTATCTCTCCCCCTGGCAGTGGCACACCGATGTGCCTGGTTCGAGCTGGTGGCGCGCTCCCGGCGGCAACGCCCTGGGCGTCCTCGACCTGCGCTCCCTGCCTCAGATGTCCCTCCAGGGCGGGACTCCTCAGGGCTTCGGGCTGTTCACGTACGTAGTTCCACCAACAGTCGATTTTGTGGACCTGGGGTCTGACCCGCTGGCCCGGATGGGGGTCGCCCAGCGTGACGCATTGGCCGACCGCCTGGAGATTCCCCGGGACCGGTTGCCTGACGCTAGCCTGGCTGAGATTCTAAGTCACACGGTCATGGCTGGCCGTTTGCGTACCTCTCGGCGCGCCGGCATGGACCTCTACCTGGGGGGCTTTGGCAGCATCGCTCATGATGACCATTCACCGGTGATCCCGGCCTTCCAGGCCACCCTGGACATCCG